ATCATGTCAATTGCTTCTTCAACAAGGTTTGAGTTATTTACGTAATCAATACTTGAAGTTGCAAATACATTTATATTTGTTGATTCAGGATTTGCGAATGTTAAAATACCAAGTAAGTAAGCGTAGTAGTCTGTATTAGCAAAATCTTGAGTATTATTTTGAACAACAATTCTCTTGAATAATCCGTCTCCTGTTGCATTTGGATATCTTCGGTCAGTATTTGACGCTCCAGCCAAGTAACCTGATGCTCCTAATTGGAATCTATCTTCGTTAGTTCTCCACTCTCTATATATATCCCATCCGTCAAAGCCACCCGCAAAACATATAGTATATTTTCTTGAGTATATGAAATAATATGGATTTTCTTGTGTTTCAGGGTCATTTCTAAACTCAGCAACACCACATTCAAACGCAGTTTCTCCGCTTGATTTAGAAGTGATTCCGATTGTAACAACCGTTGCACCTGAATCCATGTGGAATCCTTTACTTCTCACATTCCAAGGTTGACCCTCAACCGCCGGATTACCAATCCAGTTTGAAGGTGTTTGTTTACCCTTATATGTTAAGAAAGATTCGTCAATTCCAAATTGTGTTGAAAATCCTAAGTAACTTCTTCTTACAATATCTCCTGCAGATTCTACAGGTGCACCTCCAGCATTTACGCCAAATGGTGGATTTGCAATAACTTCACCAGGGAAATAATATTTTGTCTTAAATTTAGGATACGGTGAAGGATAAGTATCATAATCCGAATATTCTCTTTGAGTATATCCGTAAAATCCACATGGTAAAGCGTCTATTGGTGCTTCATCTGCCATCTCAACCATTATATATCTTGAGATTAACGCGTATTCTCCATCAGATGAACCAATTTTTTTAGCTATAAAATTATTTGATAATGGGTCTAAATTACAATTTGTGAATTTTTCAATTACCACAGGATTTGCGTCAGTATCAAAGAAATTTCTAACTAATACATCAAATGACATATTATTATATGAAAGGTTTGCGATTGAAACTTTTACTTCGGTATTTGCAGAATCTCCATCAGAAATTGATATAAATTTAAACAAGTTATAAACTTTGTTACCTCTTAATTCCGAAACCAAATATGGTGTTTCAGGTGATTGGTATCTTTCTAAATTATATGCAATAGAGTCTGTTCTTTGACTTCTAGCGTCTGGTAATGCAATTAAATCACAAGCCAAACCTCTTATATAACCTTGATTATACGCATAATTCAACGAACCTTGATAAGCCTCCTCAACATAAATTGGAACTTCAAATCTTGATTTTCCAAAATTATCAACCCCTAAAACTTTTGTAATGTATTTTGATGATGCCGCCAACATTGAAGTTTCGAATGAAAATACCTCATTATCTTTAGTTACCCCTGATAATAAAAATGTTGAGAAAGGTGATTTTGAAATATCAGAATATTGTCCAGTACAAATTAATTGTAAATTATTTGGAACCCAAGCATTACCATTATCATAATCGATTCCTACTTGATAAATTGGTCCATGATTAATACTTGCCGCGTCATTTGAATAAAGTGAAATACCTCTTGAACGAATGGTTGCAACAACCATATTATTGAACTCACTATATGCAGAACCTGTAAATGTATATGAATTACCGGTTACAGTACCTGTAAATGTATTTGACGCTCCTGAAGTTAAACTAGAAACTGAATAGTAAAATGAATAACCAGTATAATTACCTGTTAAAGAATCATTATTTTCAAATTCAAAATTAGCATAAAACCAAGAATCGTTAGAAGACTCAGTTAAATCATTTTGAGTAAAATTATTTTCACATCCATATGGATTCTCAATTGTACTATATTGACCTGATAAATTATTATAAACAGTTTCAGGGATTGCTCCGTATACCACTGCGGTTGTTGCTGATAATCTTGGAGAGTTCATTATCGCACCTAAAGAATTATTAAAATCTATTTGTAATGTTGATACCGAACCATCGTCTAACCTATATTCAACATTTAAATTTTGGTTAACTTGATTTGGTAATGAACCTGAAATAAATTCGACTTGTTCTAATGTTGAATCACCCGTAAAATTTGCCGTGAATGATGTTCCCGTAGATGGGTTACCAATTGTTGTTGGGTCTACATTAGAGGTAACAGTAAGTGACCAAGATGGTCCTGCATCATATCCTGATAATCCAAGAATTCTTGTTACAAATAATTGATTTGATTGTTGTAAATATGATTTAGCTATGTATGCCGCTTCATATTTTGGAATTTGGGTGTTATAAAATTTGACAGGTTCTGTTCCTCCAAAATAGGCTTGGAACTCATCATAATTAGTTATAAATATCGGTTCAAAGGCCGGTCCTTTAATTGTTTCTCCCACTAAACCTAATGTCGTAACACCCACACTTTGGGCTACGAAAGATAGGTCTGTTTCTGATGTATACACACCCGGAGATACGAATACTTTTTGGTTTGCTTGTGCTGTTGCCATTATTTATTAATTCTATTACAGATTTATTTTATAGATAAATATTCGATATTTTATGAAAAAACTTTACTTTTGAATAAGTATTTATAAATGGTATGAATTAATTCTGCCTTTTTTCTCACCATGAAAACTAAGAAAGAAATTAAAAACATTAAAATATCCCCCGAATCACACAATATCCTTAAAAAGTATTGTGATAAACGAGGAATTAAAATTTATAAATTTTTGGAAAATTTAATTATAGAAACTTGTAAAGAGAAGAAAGATATCTATGGGGAAGATTAAACCAACTTGTTATCGAAGACAATTAACGCCTCGTTATTATTATTTAGTTTAGTAACTTCAATCCTTAAAACATCATTTGTATTAATTTGAATTACTTCAACATCGCTACCATAATAATTGTCATTTATATATACATCAAATGTTTCAACATTATCTGAATTTGCAACACTCATATTGGCCCTAAAATCAATAATGTCTATTAATGTTGTATTACCGGTTACAAATAAGAAATCTAATTTAAATTCGTCCGGATTTTTTGGGAATTGATTTCTTTTTTGTTTTCTTGTTGTGGTATCCATTTCAATAAGTTGAGTAACTCTTTGGATTGCCGGTTTAACTTCAAATTCTTCTTCATCAATCAGATATCCTAACATTGTGAAATCATAATTCTGAACATAATATTTTCTTGCGTCTATGGTCATTTGAGATTCGTCAGAAACATTATCTAAAATAATTGGAACATATTGACCCTTAATAAAGGTGTATGCTTGTCGTGACGCAAATGTTTGCATTACAATTTTATTTAATTGATTCAATTCCCTCATTCTATTACAAACGATTTTAACATTATATTTGATATCGACAGGGACAGGTTGTGGTATTGTATAGATATCCATACCTTGTTCATTACCATTCCAAGTTGGAACAGATGCGTAATAAAATTGTTTTCTATTTGGAATTGTATATTGAAGTGATGGGTTTGAACCATATTTAACTTCAGGACTTCTAACGACTGTAATATATGGTGGGTCTGGGTTATAATCTAAGTCTATGAATTTATAAGTTTCGACATATTGAGACCAATTTTGAGTGGTAATAATAATATCAACCATTGGAACTATTTCTCCTGCGGTAACAACCTTCAATTCATTTTTAACGAAGTCCAACATACCTCTATCTAAATCCGCGTGCAATACCGATTTGGGTAAATAAGTCCCATCTTCGTTGATATATTGCAATAGTTCTTGTCTACGAGCCGATAACTCTTTTCGAGGAACTAGTGGTAAGGTTGGTTTAACTATGTTTTTTGGTAATGGCATAATTTTATAATTTTTTCCATGTTTTTACATAAATCTCTAAATCTAAAGGAACCGCATAATTTATAATATTGATATTAAACATATTATCTAAATTCCTAATAATTGTTCTTCTCATATTAAATTCGTGTTCTTTGGGGATTTTATTAAAATAAAATTTTAAAAGATATTCATCTGTTGAATAATTTTCAACCCCATAATGAACCTTTTTAGTCGTAACCTCAATATCGAGTAAATCTTCGGAGAATGAATCTTTAAAAAATTTAATAATACTTGGTAGTAATTTTTTAATATACTTCTTATTGTCTTCAATTTTTTTGATGTTATTATCATTAGAATTTTCCATCTCTCTTAAAATTTTGTGAATAATATCTCGCATATCTTAAATACCTTTAAATTCATTTTCACTAACATAGGTTGCGGTAATAGTTCGATAGAATGGTTTATAACCCCCATATGTATGTTTATTGTCCGACTTAACATATCCGTCATCACTTACAACATAATATCTAACTCGGTCTTCAGATTCGTAATATCCAATATAATCACCCAAAAATATTTCAACATCCAAATCATTAAGTTGTTTTTGATAGATTGAAAATTTCATATTACCAGGTTCCTTCTGTTCAACTTTAGAATTACCAATAAATTTGGAAGTCGGTGCCATAACTTGGACAAGACCTTTCAATTCAACAGGTGCCATAAACTGAATCCCGTCTTCTAACACTTCACCATATACATCATCTGTTTTTGTCTTATACCTATCAATACGATATAATACAATGGTAAAGTTCATATCTCCCTCTAACCACTCCTGCCCCATATCAATTTCCAATGAATAGTCCTCACCTCCAAAAAATTTCCCTAGTCTTGTTATAGGAACTAAATTATTTTGCATATTACTATCTGTTTAATTGTTGTTTATACCAAGATTCAGAACTTAACCCTGTTGAAGTAATTATTACTTTCGCATTAAAAAAATTTTTAAGGTTTTTTTTCATCTCTTCATTCCATTTCATCCTTAAATCATCATATACTCTTGGACTTGTTTTTACTTTTAATATCGGACTATCATCAGGAACAACATACTTAACTGACATATAATACTCATCTTCATCTATTGGTGTTAAATCAAAATCAACAAATGATACTTCTGTTGGTTTAATTACCGATAACATTTTTCTAATTGCAGTTTCTAAATTTTCTTGTGACATTTTCATATATTGATAAATACTTTATTTTCACTTATATTTAATACAAACTTTTATTTAAACAATGGAAATAAGTTTAGAATCAAAAGCAATGACGATTCTTGAAACCTATGAAGGTGGTAATAACTATTTGTTGGAGTTGAGACGTAAGTCACAAATTAACAAGAAATTTTACCCTACAAGGAGCCAATCGGACTATATAATTTCATTCCACGACAAACAACCAAAGGTTGCCAGAAAGTGGGTGATTCTTGATGCTTATTTTGCTCAAAAGTTGGCAGATGATAAACTATACACCGAAATTCCTCAAAAAGTTTGGGTTGAGAAATTATTAGCAGACAAAGAAAAGGCGTATCATATTTGGGGTAAAGTTTTCGAGAATGAGGAACTCCACGATTTTTGGTTACCGAAAGCCGCCATAATAAAAGATAATTCCGTTCAAAATGTTGTAGTTGATTATTCAAAATATTCCAATAGACCTCCATTGGAACATCAAAAAGAAGCAATCCAAAAACTTTTGGAAAATAAGAAATTTATATTGGCTGACGATATGGGTTTGGGTAAAACGACCTCAACAATCATCGGAGCACTGGAAAGTGGGTCTAAAAAAATATTGATTATTTGTCCGGCAACATTGAAGATTAATTGGAAACGAGAAATTGAAAATTATTCTGATAGACCAATCTTCATTGCCGAAAGTAAG